CGGGTCGTGACGGTGACCGGGTTGCGCTCGTAGTAGCCGGCGACGTCGGCGGCGACGCCGAGCAGGTCATTGTTGTCGACCTTCTCTAGCAACGTCTTGACCTGCACCGGGGTCAGCTTGGCGTAGGTGGCGACGTCGAGAATCGACTGCTTGATGGCAAGCACCTGTTCGGCGGAGGCGGCGCCGTCCTCGGCGATCGACGTCAACGCGTCGCCGACGTTGCGTTGGAAGGTCAGGAGCGCCTGTTCCATCGACAGGGCCGAACGGAACCGGTCGAGGGCGTCGCGTGAATCGTCAACGCTGCGCTTGTGGCGCCGGTTCGCCTCGGCGCCACGATCGACCTCACCGGCGAGACCGGCCATGCCGCGCTCGGCGTCGCCGGCGTCGCGGCCGAGACCGACGAGGGCGAGGCCGACCTCTTTGTGTTGTTCCTCGGCGATCACCGCCGAGGCGGTCGACTGCTCGTAGTTGTCGCGCGCCTTGGTCAGCTCGTCGTTCAACGCCTTGAAATCTTCGACCGTCAGGTCAAGACCTTCCACGCCGAACGTGCGCCGCTCACCGGTGATGAACGCGACTGCCGCCTTGGTCTCGACACCGAGCTCGCGGGCGAGGCGGATGGCGTCGCCGTACAGCTCGCCGAACTTCGTCGCCGCGGCCTCACGGTTGCCGGCGCGGATCGCCTCGGTCAGCTCACGTTGCGCGGCGGTGTTCTCCCGCGCCTGTTCCTCGGCTTTCTTCTGCGCGCCCGACCACAACGACCACACCGCCGCGCCGGCGGCGACGACGATGCCGAGACCGCCGAGCGCGGAACCGATCCGCTGCGCCATCGCCGGCGTTGCGCCGAGCTGGGTGGCGAAGTCGCCGACGATATCGGTCAGGCCGTCCACGACACCGGCGAAATCCGACGCCGCGCCCGACGCCTCGCCGAGCGGGCCGGTCAGGTCGGCGATCGCCGACCCGCGGCTCGAGATCCCACCTTCACCGCCGAGGCGGTCCATCTCGCGGTTCGTGCGCTCGGCCGCCTCTTGTGTCTGTTTGAGGTCGCCGCGCAGCGCCGCCAGGTCGGCCTTTGCCGCGTCGACACGTGCTTTGAGGATGACCTCGGCGTCGAGGGCGGTCAGCTCGCGCACCTCGGCGGCGACGTCGGCGACGTCGGCCGAGGCGTTGTCGCGGGCGTCGATCGTGACCGTCGGGTCGGCGGCCTCGAGGTCGGCGACGTCGGCGGCGACGTCGGCGATCTTGCGCGAGGCGCGGTCGTTCGCCTCGAGGTCGATACGGACCTGTTCGTCAGCCACGGCGCACCGCCGCGGACACCTCGTCGGAGAAGATCACCGGTGTCGCCGCGGCGATCCGTTCGGCGACGCGCCGCCAGGCGTGACGCGCCGGTGTACCGGGATGGGCCACGGTGACCGTCCGCAACGGGCCACGCTTGCGCCGCCGGATGCGGTGCGGTGCCGTTCCCGACGTCGCCCAAATCCACGCCGGCACCGAACCCTGCACGCGGCAACGGGCGCCGGTCGGTGTCGTGCGGATCGTGTCGCGGGCGCGCAGCTTGAGGGCGCGGCGCTTCTTGCCCTTCATCCCGTCGGCGCCGGCGATCCGGCGGCCTTCATCGGCGGCGATCTTCTTGGCGGCGCGGGCGGCGGCGATCATCCCGCGCTCGGGAACGTCAGCGACGCGCCGTGACAGGGCGAGCAGGTTGACCGAGGCGGCGGCCACCGGCGTTCACTCGGGCTCGAACTCGGACTCATCCGGCGCCGGCGTCGGGCGGGCGGTGGCGGCGAGGGCGGCGGCGCCGGGCGTCATCGTCGGCTTGGCCAGGAACGGCCACGAGGCGGTTGACACGCCGGCCGACCCGTCGCCGAACGTGCCGCCGAGCGCGCCTTCCACGACGTACACCTCGCCGTGCACCTTGACGGCGGGATCGGTGCCGGTCGGTACCAGCTCGAGCCACACGGCGTCACCGGCGCGGGTCCACGCGTAGTCGGACAGGCCGTCGGCGACCGACCAGTCCTGCAACCATGCCAGCTCGGCGGTGAACGCCGTCGCGCCCGGCGACTGCGACGCCGGCGCGCAACCGGTCGCCGGCACCGTGGAGAACACTGGCGCCGGGGTGATCACCGCGGACGTGATCTGACACTCGAACGCCGTCCCGGTGGCGAGGCCGGCCTCGGTGTCGGCGACACGCAGGATCGGGTTGGTGAAGCGCATGACCTCACGCGGCATGACGAGACCTCCTAACAGGTCGGGTTGGGCACGTCGAGGACGTACTCCAATCGGTACAGGGGAACGTCTTTGAGGCCGCCCGTGGTGTAGTCGGCGCGGGCGAATCCGAGCGTCACGAGACATCGCTGTAGCTCGGTCTCGAGCCACGCCAGCGACGCGGCGTCACCGGGCGGCGGCGAGTAGATCACGACCGGGATGACACACGACCACGCGCCGATGCCGGACGCGGCGTCGACGCGGGCCGGTTCGATGATCACCGCCGGCGGCGATGCCCGCGGGTCGGTGGTCGCCGGTGCGCCGGCGGCGACCAGCTTGGCGGCCAGCTCGGCGCGCACGTCGCCGAACGCGTTCACCACGACCTCACGACGCGGCGCCGGCGGCGGCGGGCGAACGCGGCCAGCTCGGCGGCCGGCACCGCATCGACGGCGGCGCGGCCGATCCCACAGAGCCGCTTGATCTGACCCATGGTGCCGGTCGGGACGAACGAGGCGAGGTCATCAAACGAGGCGAACGAATCGACCGAAGCACGTTCGCGCCACAGGGCCTGCGCGTACAGCGTGGCGCCGTGGCACACGTCGGGCAGCTCGGCGGTCAGCTCGGCGGCGGTCTCATCGGTGTAGCCAGCTTGGGCGCGCTTGCGCGTGACCCACGCGTTCGCCGCGTCCACGACCGTCGCCGCCACCGGGTCACCGGTGTAACCCGACGTCGGGCCGAGGGCGGCGGCGACGGCGGCGACGGACGTGTAGGCGAGGATCACGACGAGCGGCGGGCGGCGGCGACGGCGGTGGTCGCTTTGACCATCGAACCGGGGTATTGGATGCCGAGCGCGCCGTAGCCGTAGATGGCGACGTCGAGGCCGAGCAGGCCGACGTTGACGGCGCGCAGCGAGAACGGCGTACCGGGAAGGTCGTACCAGGTGGCGCCTTGGCGGTGACCGAGCAGGTACGTGTCATCGGGCATGTTCGGATCGATGAACGCGCTCAGGCCGCCGACGTTGGTCGTCGGGGTGAACGTGCCGAACCCGACGTTCCCATCCCAGAAGGCGGGCCCGTCGTCGCGCTTGACGCCGATCAGGCCGGCGCCGATGTTGTAGGCCATCGCCAGGAACAGGCCGCCGGGCGGGGTGGTCGCCGGGTCGAGGGCGCCGACCAGCTTGGCGACGACGGTGACGAAATCGTCGCCGACGGTCAACGGCACATCGGTCGCCGCGGCAAGCAAGGTCGTCACCGCGTAGGTGTCGGTCTTGCGGGCGTAGTCGACGGCGGCGGCGCGGATGTAGTCCTCCACGAACGACGGCGAACCGAGGTCGAGTGTCTGTTGGGAGATGTCGTTCCCGCCGGCCCACGTCTGCACGGTCGCCGACGCCGGTGTGATCTTCACCGCGGTCGACGCGATCGGGTCCTTCTCCGCGGCTTGGAGGGCGACGGTCGGCGCCTTCTCCCACGTGTTGAAGGTCTTGGTCGGGTAATCGCCGCGCTCGAGGTCACCTTGGCGCAGGGCGTCGATCAACGGTGTTCCCCACGAGATGATGCTGACCAGCTCGGCTTGGTAGGCGGCACGGTAGGCGGCGGCCACGTTGTCGGTGCCGACGAGCGTCACGTCGGTCAGGGCGGCCTCGAGGGCGGTGGGGCCTTGGGCGGCGAGGATCGTGGCGACACGGCGCGCCGCCGTCGGGTCACCGCGCCCGGCGTGCAACATGCGCGCCAGGTGCCGCAGCGTGACACCGGCGTACGGGTTGACCGGTGCCGGCGTGGACGCCCGGCGGCGGCCGGCGGCGGCGGCGACGGGCACCGGGCGAGGCCTCGGCGACGCCGGGTGACGGGCGCCGGCGGTGACCAGCTCGGCCGAGGTCTCGTCGCCGGCGTCGCCGTCGGTCTCGTCGCTCTCGTCGCCGTCGGTCTCGTCGCCGTCGTCGTCGCCGTCGGCCTGGTCGTCGTCGCCGTCGCCGCCTTCGGCGAGGATCAACGCGAAGTCGTGCGCGCCGCCGGCGGCCACGTTGTCGATCGTGGCGCCGGCATAGGCGCCGATCGGCAGCAGCGACAGCTCGAGCCAGTCGCCGCGGTACACGTGCAACGTGCCGTCGGCGTCCTCGTCGGCCTCGAGCGGGGCGACACCGACAGAGAACATCAGCGCGCCGTCCTCGGCGAGCGTCAACGCTTCGTCGCCGGCCGGTGTCGCCGACAGGCGCGCCGAGGCGGTGAGGCGATCGCCGGCGTCGGCGGCGTCCACGACACGGCCGAGCGGACGGCCGCGGTCGTGACCGAACAGGGCCGGCGGGCGTGCCGACGCGTCGAGGGCGCCGCGGTGGAAGATGACACGCTGCCCGCTGGACACGACGCCGGCGACGTCGTAGGGCACGGCGACACCGGACACGAGCCGGCGGCGTTGAGAACCGGCAGAGGCGGCGGCGATCGCCGCCAGCGGGAAAGCCGCCTCGAGCCGGGCGGCGCCGGCGGCGGTGATCGACGGACGGGTCATGATGTGTCTCCATCGGTTGAGGGTTGCGGGGTCGGGTCGGTCGGTTCGGTCGGGTCGCCGGCGGTGAACGGGTTACGTAGCCATGCGCGTTGATCCATGACCACGGCCTGGCCGCGCGGTGTCACGTTCGGCCCGGAGAGCGTCTGCTCGAGACAGCCGATCAACGGGGCGGCGCCGAAGGTGATCAAGTCCTCACGGGCCTGTTGCGCGTTGAGGTAGGTCATGCCGGTACCGGCCGGCGCGCCGACGAGATAGCCGGGCACGTTCGACAGCCGCGCCAGCTCGAGGGCTTGGTAGGTGCGGCCTTCGACCACTTGCATCTTCGACGCGTCGTAGTCGACCTCGCGGTAGCGGACGTAACGGTTCGTCGCCGCCGTCGTGTTCGCCGAGCGGGCGGCGGCGAACACGTCGGCCAGCTCGGTTAGCTCGTCGGCGGACAAGTCCTCGCCGCCGTGGTCCTGTTCCTCGAGGACACCGGCGGGCACCTCGCAGGCGGCGAAACGTTCGGCGGCGGCGTCGAGCTGCCAGGCGATCGAGATGGGCCGGTAGCCGTTGGCGAGGATGCCTTCCACCGGTGACAAGAACTCCACGACGTCGGCCGCCGGCACCGGTGTCGTGCCGATGCGTAGACCGCCGTCGGAGGTCGTGCCGAGGTCGCCGGGTGTGATCCGCTCGAACGCCGTCGGGAACCGTTCGACGTCGCGGGCGACGATGTGCCAATGGGCGACACCGAAGAAGAACAGGTCATCGGTCGTCCACGCGACCATCCATTGACGGGTGCGATTCGGGTCGGGGCGATCCGCCCACACCGGCGCGGTGATCGCCACCGGGTCGACGTCGGGCTCACGCGACACACGCCAGAACGTGAACGGCAACGCCGACACCGCAGACACGAGCAGGTCACGCGAACGCGACACCGTGGGCAGCGCCATCGCCGCGTCGCGGGTCCAGAAGGCGGCCAGCTCGTCGGGCACCTCGAACGGGGCGAGCGGCGGGCCGAACCCGAACGCCGGCGTGGAGTGACCGCCGGGTGAACGCCGGGCGAGGGCGACGGCGCCGGCGGCGGCGGCGAGCGGCGCGGCGGGCGCGGCGGGCACGCCATCGAACGCCGAGGCGGTCAACCAGCGGCGGAATCCCACGCCCGACACCGGCGCGCCGCTTACCCGTAACAGTCAAGGCTTGTTTTTCACAGATTGCCCGGAGAGGCCTCTGTAGGGCTCTGTGCCGAAACGGGGGTTCCTAGTGCCGGGGAACCCGGTCGCGTCGATCGTGGGGCGACGTGGCCGGCGGTTTTCGGGCTTGTGGGCGGTGAGGCGACGGTGCCGGCGTCGCGGCCGTCACCGCGGGTCGACCGGGCGGCGGGGTCCGGCGCGCACCCCACGCGGCGAGCGTCACGGCGACGAGCGGCGCGATCGACGCGGCCGACCGCCGGCGCGACCACAGCCAGGCGTCGCCGAGCGGGCGGCGCACGGCGGCGAGCACCGCGTCATCGAGCACCGCTTGGGCGCGGTGGGCGAGGCGGGCCGGCGCCTCGAGGCCGTCCACGAACGCGCTGCAAGCGCGGGCGTGATCGCCGGCGCCGACCTCGGTCACCTTCACGCGGGCGCGGGTCAATTCGGTGACGATGCCGGCGGCGACGATCGCGTCGGCGTACACCGGCACGTTGCGCCACCGCCGGCGCAGCTCGCGCACCGCCGGCGCGACCCACGCGGTTCCGTCGGCGACCTCGAGCACTTCCACGACGACGGTCTCGCCGACGAGCCATGCGGCGGCGATCGCCGATGACGAGCGGTCGGCGGCGACGTCGAACGCGACGGCCGCCGGGCGGTCGGCGACCTCGAGCGTCGGGCGTGCCGCCGCGGCCCACGCGGCCAGCTCCACGCCGGCGCCGGCGCGCAACCGTGACGGGCGCGGCCACACGTTGAGGTAGGCGCGCTCGAACGAGGCGTCATCCTGTCGGGTGTCCCACTCTTGGCGTAGCGCCTCGAGGCCGAACCCGTAGCCGGCGGTCGGGTGCGCGCGCCGCCACGTGTCGGGCGAGGCGGGGTCGTAGTCGGGCGCGTCGGCGTCGGCGCCGTAGTCGAACAGGGCGACGCCGGCGGCGCCGTCCTCGCCGGCGCACAGCCACCGGTCGAGCCACGCGGAGTCGATCGTGCCGCCGGCCGAGATGACCCACAGTTGACGCCATGGGCGGGTGAGCTGCGCCGGGCGGATGCCGGCCTCGAGGGCGGCGCCCAGCTCGAGGTCGAAGTACCAGGCCTCGTCAACGAACACGGTGTCGGCGTTCGTGGAGTGCAGCGCGTCGGGCGTCGGGGCGAACAGTTGCAAGCTCGCCGACGAACCACCACCGCGGCGGTGCACGCCTTCTGAACCCTGCGAGCGGCGCACGCGGTAGCGGTGCTCGAGCGGGCCGAGCATCGGCGCCCACTCATCGCGGAACACCTTCGCCGCGACCTCGCGGCGGTGCGCGGTGTACCAGCAGCGGGCGTCGCCGAGCAGGTCCATCCGCTCGAGGCCGGTGGCGAGAGTCAGCGTCGTCTTGCCGGCGCGGCGGGGAACGGACAGCACGACGACGGGGTAGGCGAACCCGTCGCCGTCGTCGCGCAGCTCGCCGGCGACCTCGGCGACGTCGTACTGCCACGGGTACGGCGCGGCGCGCCGCAGGCGGGCAAGGTGGGCGAGGGCGTGGTAGCCGCGGGTCTCACGTGTCGGGTTGCGCGCCGTTGCGAACCGCGGTGACGAGCGCGGCCAGCTCGGCGTCGTAGTCGCCGCCAGACTCATGGCGGCCGCCGCGCAGCTCGAGCACGACGGGCACCAGGCGCCCGGCGAGAGAACCGACGACGAACCGTGACCCGTCGGGGTCGGCCGCCTCGAGATCGAGGGCGTCGGCAAGGGTGCGGGCGACGGCGATCAACGACGCGTCGACGTCCTCGAGCGTGCCGGCGGCGCGCTGCGCGCGGAGCTGCGCCTCGAGGCCGCGC